CAATTACCAGTTCCTCGAATCCGATACGCAGAAGCAGATCCCGACCAGCCGCTCGGCCATTTCCCTGGCGGTCGAGCTGGCCGACGATCCTTCGCTTCCGGGTTATGTCGCCGCGCTGGCAGCTAGTGATGCGCGCACGCTGGCAGGCCTGCTGGTGACGCTGCCGAACGCTTCGAAGATCTACTACAACGGCTACTGGTCTGTGGATCGCACGCCCAGCCTGACCGTGAACGAGGCGATGGCGATCAAGGCGTCCGTCTCTCTGGCTGCTGATCCGGTGCGTTACTGATCATGGCTTTCAAGCTGACGCCTGATCCGCGCTTCTTCGCCCCCGTCAAACTCACCGTGCCAGGGCAGCCCGAGCCGGTTGAGCTTGATCTGGAGTTCAAGTATCTGCCGGCGGATGAGTATGAAGCGTGGTGGGAGGCCCGCAAGGACGCTCCCTTGCGTGATTCGCTGGCTGAGCTGGTGCTGGGGTGGTCTGGCGTAGTGGATGGCAACGGCAAGGCGGTGGAGTTCTCTGCGTCGGCATTCGCGGCGCTGTTGAACAACTACCCGGCGTCCGGGGTGGAGCTGATTCGCCAGTACGCCGCGCTGAATGCTGGGAGCCGCTTAAAAAACTGAAACAGGCTGCGCGCGTCTGGGCCGGTGAGGGCCAGATGAGCGCGGCCGATCTGAAGGATGCGGCCGCGCTTGGGCTGACGCAGGAAGATTTTCCGCAGCCCGAATGCGAGGTGTTCCCGGATTGCTGGATGGCGTTGTCGGTGTTTCAGGCGATGGCTACGCAGTGGCGGATTCTGGCGGGGGTTGGCGGAGTGATGCACCTTGGGCTTGAGTACCCGGCGCTTGAGGTTGTGCTTCGCCGCCGGGTGCCGGCAGCGCAGCGTCAGTCGGTATGGCAGGACGTGATGGTCATGGAGTCCGCCGCGCTGGCGGAGCTGAATAAGGAGCAATGAGCGGTGGCAGACGGCGTGGCCCAGATCATCATCACGGCGGTAGATCAGACTCAGGCGGGGGTGGACTCCGCCAAGAGCAATGTCGCCGGCGTTGGCGGCGCGGCTTCGCAGGCTGCGGGCGGGATGCGCAACATGGGGAAGGCGGCTGATGAGTCGCTTTCTGCTGTGGCCAAGCGTGCCAGCCTGTCGAAAAACGAGATTCTCCAGCTCAACTACACGCTGTCTGATGTGGTGGCCTCGCTGGCCTCGGGAGCTAGCCCGATGACGATCCTGCTTCAGCAGGGTGGTCAGGTGAAGGATGCTTTCGGTGGTATCGGGCCGATGTTTTCGAAGCTCGGCACTGCGCTTGGCCCGGTTGGGGTGGCGGCTGTTGGTCTGGCTGCGACGCTTGGCGGATTGGGCTTTGTGTGGCATCGGAACAACGAGGCCGCTGCCGAGTTTGCGCGCACCTTGCAGGTGACGGGCAACTATGCCGCGATGACGGATGAGCGCTTGCGCTCAATGGCCGAGGGGCTCGCGTTGGCCAGCAACACCACGCGAGGCGAGTCTGGCGATGTGATTCGCCAGGCGGCCGGAACCGGCAGGCTTGACTCTCGTGAGCTGCAGGCGGCGTCTCAGGCGGCGCTGAATCTGGAGCGGCTGACCGGGCAGAGCACCGAGAAAACCCTGGCGAACTTCGCGGCCATGAAGGATGGCGTGGCGGATGCTGCCGCCGGCATGAACAAGTCCTTCCATTTCCTTACCCTGGAGCAGTATTCGCAAGCGAAGGAGCTTGAGGATTCCGGGCGGAAGCACGAGGCATTCATGGTGGTGATGGATGCGCTCAACAAGAAGCTGTCCGAGCAGGAAAAGACGGTCGGGGCGGTGGCGGGGGTGTGGCGCGGCCTCAAGCAGACGATGTCTGACTTCTGGACGAACTGGGGATTTGCTGACCTTGGCGCGATCGAAACGCCGATCAGGAAGCTGGAGGCCGCCCAGAAACAGCTCAAGAATTTCGAGGTGGGCCTGAAGCTCAAGGAGCGGTCGAGCGGCGCGGATGTGTCTGCCTCTGATCGCGCTGAGCTGCAGCGCCTGCAGAAGGCTGTCTCAGACGCTCAGGCTGATCTGCAGGCCGAGCGCAAGAAGGCCGACGATCAGTCTGCTGCGGCGGCAAAGGCAGAAGGCCAGATCGCGGCCAAGAACTACGTCGATGGGGTGGATAAGCGAGCCAAGAGCTATCGTTCGTTGAACGAAGCGCTGGCTGAGTACCGCCGCAATGTTGAGCAGCTCAAGGGAACGAAGGAAGAGGTATCTGGCAAGGATCAGGCACTTCACGAGGCTGCCATCCGCAAGCAGTACGAGCGCCCCGAGGCGGCCCGGCAGCAGAGCGCCTTCGAGCGCGAGCGTGACAAGCTGGGGGCTGAGGCGTTTTCCACGCAAGCGCAGATTGCGCAGTGGGAAAAGTATGGCGACACGGTGGATCATGCTCGCCGGGCTGAAGTCGAGTTCCTTCTGGAGAAGGGCAAGCTCGTTGGTGTTTCGAAGCAGCAGGCCGCAGAGCTGATCAAGCTTGCGGATGATGCGGACGCCTATTCGCGCCGGCTCTCCGGTCTGAAGGATAGTGATCGGCTGCGCAAGGCCGTGATGTTGATCCAGGCTGAGGCCGACGCGCGAGACACGTCGACCCGTGCGGCGCAGGAGTCGGCCTTGATGGCTGATCTTGAGTCGATGAAGACCAGGATCAGCGCGAAGGACTATGAGGAGCTTGCCGCGGCGATTCGCAAGGCGGTGAATGCTCGCGCGGATCGGAGCCTGTCGAAGGTGCTGGACGAGCAGCGCGCGGCAACGGATGACAATATTGCGGCGCTGCGTCAGGAAGCTGAATTGATCGGCAAGGGCACCCTGGCGCGCCGGCAGGCTGAGGCTGCGCGTGCTCTGGAGGCCAAGCGCCAGAAGGCGCTGCGTGATGATCCGGCGGGTGCGGACAAGATCAACAAGGAGTTTGACGACCTTGCCGAGCGCCAGGCTGTGGCGATCTCGGATAACTACGCTGCGCAGCGCACCTGGTCTGCAGGCTGGAAAGAGGCGTTTTCGAGCTACGCGGAAAACGCGAAGAACGCTGCTGAGGCGGCGCGCACCGTGTTTCAGTCTGTTACGGGTGGCATGGAGGATATGGTTGCCAGTCTCGTGACGACAGGCAAGGCCGATGTGAAGGCTTTCATGTCGTCCGTGGCGTCTGACCTTGCTCGTCTGTCCACGCGGATGGCGATTACAAAGGCCATGTCCTACTTCGCCAGTGCGGACGGAAACGCTTTCTCTGGCGGGGCTCCGGTAAAGGCTTTTGCGGATGGCGGCGCCTTCACGAATAGTGTGGTGAGCGGACCGACGACGGCCCCGATGGCGCTGTTCGGTGAGGCGGGCCCGGAAGCGATCATGCCGCTGCAGCGCACCTCCAACGGCAAGCTCGGGGTGATTGCTCAGGGGGGTGGTGCGATCACCGTAGCGCCTTCTATCGCTGTGACGGTGCAGGGTGGTGCAGATGACACTCAGTCCCGTCGCCAGGGTGAGGCCATCAGCAGGCAGGTGGCGGATCAAGTGAAGCAGATTGTCGTTCAGACGCTGGACGACCGTCAGCGCGCGAGGAGGTCTTGAGATGAGCTTGAGCACTCGCGTATTCACCTGGAGCCCATCTCCGGACTACAGCGTGCCGGTTGAAGAGAAGGTGGATGAGATCTCATTCGGGGATGGGTATCAGTGCGTGATCCCGTCTGGCCTGAACTTCGCGCGTCGGTCGTGGCCCTTGTCGTTTGGCGGCCCGGCTTCGCGTGCGAATGAGATCGAGGATTTTCTCAAGGATCACGCTGGCGGGCGCTCGTTCCTGTGGGTGGTGCCGGAGTCTGGTGAGCAGATCCGTGTGCGAGCCAAGCCGGGCAGCCGTGCGCGCAGGGTGGTTTCGCAGCAGGTATCGGTGATCTCCGTGACGTTTGTGGAGGCATTCGAATGACCATGCTCGAGAAGGTTACGCGAAAGCTGCAGGAGCTTTCTCCTGGGGCATTGCTTGAGCTCTTCGAGGTGGACGTTGGGAGCCTTCCGGGTCATGCCGGTGAGGAGCCTTTGCGCCTTCATGCGGGGACCAACGAACTCTCCGAGAACGTGATCTTCGCAGGCCACGCCTACGCCCGTTGGCCTGTGGAGGCGGAGGGTTTTGAATCTTCCACGCAGGGCGCCAGCCCGCGCCCCGTACTGCGGCTGGCCAATGCATCCGACACTGAGCACGGCGTGTTCAGCGCGCTGCTCAAGCAATACGGCGATCTGATCAGGTGCCCGGTGCGGCGCATTCTGGTGCTGGCCGAGTTCATTGATGCGGCCAATTTTGAGAATGGCAACCCACTTGCAGACCCCGCTGCGACGACGAGCGTCGAGTTGTGGTTTGTGGAGCGCAAGAAGCTCGAAACGCCGACGGTGATCGAGCTTGAGCTGGCCAGCGCGCTCGATCTCGAAGGTGTGATGGTGCCGCGCCGTCAGGTGGTGGGGGCTACGTGCGACTGGCCGGCCTATCGTGGCCTTGGCTGTGGCTACAACGGAACGCTCTACTTCAATGCTCAGGACGAGGCGGTTTCGGATGCTTCCCTGGACGTGTGCAGCCGCACGCTGAAGGGGTGCGCCATGCGGCACGCCTATGTGGTGAGCTGGTATGAGGCGGTTCCTGTCCGCTACACCGACTGCTCTCTCGCCATGCAGAGCATCTCTGTACTCAATAACCCGACACTCTCAGCGGAGAGTGGAAGGCTCTTCCCGAGTAGCTGGGCGGTATGGCGGCCGCCGTCAAAATTGCGCCGTAAGGCGACGGTTGTAGACCTGTACTGGGAAGGGTTCGAGCTTTCAACAACCCAGAAGCTCCTGCTGCTGGACAGAGAGGGCACGCCAGTTGAGAGGCTTGGGTCGGCTCCGTATTTGGCGCTGTGGCTTGAGCTCGTGTCAGGCAGCTTTCCGGAAGGGACGACCCTGAGGCTTCAGGTTCAAGGTTGGAATGGCACCAACAAGGCGTTTCAGACCTTGGCAGAGAGGCCGATCGAAGAGCTGCGCAGCTTCCAGATCTGGCAGGTTCCGTTCAGCGTTCCGGCGACCCTGATCGCGCATCCTGACGAGGAAGGGGGTTACTCCCTCCCGGTGCTGCGCTGTGCCCCGGTGATCGAGCTGTGCATGCCGCCTCTCCCCTTGAACCTGGAGGCGTTTCAGGTGCCTGCGTTCACCCTGCGAGTCGGGCAGGTTTCAGTCGGGCCTCAGGCTGACTACAGCAGCTACTTTCAAGAGATGCAGGTGCTGAAGCAGGCGGTGAAAGTACATGACCTGCCTTTCGGTGGGTTTGTTGGCGCCAGCCTGGTGAGGTCGTGATGAGCAAGCCTGCTGAACTTGAGTCGGTTCTGCCGCTGATCTTCGAGCATGCGAGGGCCGGCGGGCTGGATGAGGTGTGCGGTTTTCTGGTCCGTGGTGGGGCTGGTCTGCAGTACAGGCCGTGCCGCAACATCGCAGCGCGAGGCGAGGCTCAGCCTCACCCTGACGATGCGGCCGAGGCCGAGGACGCTGGGGCGCTTCTGGCCTACGTGCACTCACACCTTGACGGCGGCCCGGCCCCTTCTGTGCCTGACAGAGTTGGAGTCGAGCGCTCGATGATCCCGTGGCTGATCGTTACGCCCTCCGGGCGTTGGACGTGGAATGAGCCGTGCGGATACCAGGCCCCCCTGGAAGGTCGCCAGTACCTGTATGGGGTGTGTGATTGCTCGACGCTGGTGAGGGATTACTTTGAGCTTGAGTACAGTCGGGTTTTTGAGGCGCCTCCTGCGCCATTCGGGTGGTGGAAGCTGCCCGGCCACGACCACATCCGTGAAGGCCTGGCCCGGCAAGGGTTTGTGCAGGTCGATCTTGGCGATGTTCGCAGGGGCGACGTGCTGCTGTTCCAGCTGGAAGCGCTTGCGCCGAATCACATGGCGGTGGTGCGTGAGGATGGTCGCATCCTGCATCACATGGAAGGCAGGCTCAGTAAGGCTGATTACTTCGGCCATTTCTGGCGCCAACGTGCGCATTCTGCGTGGAGGCACCCTGAATGCAAGTGATCCGTTTGTATGGCTGTCTCGCTGCCGAGTTCGGGCCGACCCATGGCCGGGAGTTCCGGCTGGCAGTGAAGTCTCCGCGTGAGGCATTGGTTGCGCTGGGGGCGCAGATTCCCGGCTTCAAGGCTGCGATTGCAAGGCTGCAGCATGGCCTGCATGTGCGCACTGGTCGCGAATTTCGCGATGACGAGAGCGTGGCCAACCCGCTCAACCGCGAGCAGGAAGAGATCCGCCTGATCCCGGCTACAGCCGCCAGCAATGCCCGTGTGCGGGTGGTGGTGGGGGCGGTGATGATCGTGGCGGGGTATGCGCTGTCGAGTTATACCGGCGGAGCCTCTCTGGCTCTGGTGAGCATGGGCGCTGCGCTGATGATCGGCGGCATTGCTGAGCTTCTTGCGCCGAAGCCTTCCAGTAAAGATCAGAGCGGCGAGAGTTCGACGGGGTACGCGTTCAGCGGCACGATCAATACGACCGGGCAGGGCGTGGCGATTCCGAAGACCTACGGCACGCACCTGGATGGGTCTCACGTCATCAGCGCCCGGGTGCTGTCTGAAGAGGGGGTGATCTATGCCAGTCAGGCGGCCTCTCACGGTCTTGCAGATCCAGACTACTCGTTCGACGGAATTTCCGAGGGAGCTATTGTCGATGCGCTGGTTTCCGAGAACACGGCCTCTGAGTCCTATGACCTCGGCGGTTGGTCCTTCAACTCTGATGGCAGTGTGACAGGGCCTTCTGGAGCTACTTACGGCGGTGAGAACGCGTTTTCCAATGCGGTGGCGGGTGAATTTGCGTCTGCTTACGGATCCAGTAGCGGATCTGAGGGCGATGGCGGGAATAACAACAATAACGGCACGAATGGGTCCATCGGTACGGGTGGGTGGGACAGCACCAATGACGCCAACTCCAGCTTTGCGTGAATACGACTATGACTGATCTGAGCTCGCTTTATAAGGCTTCATTTGGTGGTGGGTCGAGCGGGTCATCCAGCTCGCCGACCGAGAGCACCGACACCCTCGTGGCCAATGAGTCGATCGAGATTACGCACCTGGTGGGGTCTGGGCTGTTGAAGGGGTGGCTGCACCCTGACCAGCCGCTGCGGGA